TCCGCTGTTGGTATTATTTGACTATCTGTTTTGTTTGTAGATAGACCAGCACCAAATTCTAATTGTAATGTATTGTCAGATAAAATTCTAGACACATAGCGTCTAGGAACTTGTTGTAGTTGTAATAAGTAAGGTACCTGATCAGTACTATACGATGGATTTGTTACCTTTTGAAATATAGATGATTGAGCTAAATATGGAACTTCATACCAGAAATTACCATCACTGCTAGTAACATTTAATATTTGTAATATATTAGTGTCTACTATATTAGAAGTAGCAAATTTTTGATTAACACCAACGTTTATTGTTGTTTCTTTTATTTCAGCTGATATAGCAGGTACTGATTTTTTAAATAGATAGTAATTGCTATCTATAAAAGATATTTCAGTACTACCAGTATCTGTAAAATCTATTTGTTGGGTTGTTATAAATTTAACACCAGTAGATGTAGATGTTAAAGTAGTATTAGTGGGTACTATTAGACCATACGTTGTATAGTCAGGAGTTGTTATACCCCCGTTTGTAATAGAGGGAACTAATTGATATACATCAACAATAGTATTAGAAGCATAGGATGCTTTAGGACGATACCCCATTACATAAGCATGAGCATATAAATTTTCTTTTTCCTTAGCATACAACAAAAAGTTTTCTTGTATTTGAGAATCAAGATAAAAAGACATTACATCACCAACATATGACGCCATTTCAATAAACATATTACCAGGCGTGGCTTCTGAGAAGTCATTGTAAGTTGTTGGGAAATACGTCTTAGCGTATTGTTGTAAAGTTGTTTTAAAATCCCCAAAACTTTTATTTAAATATGATATATTTTTATCGTTAGACATTTTATGTAAATTGTACTGTTACTTGATCGGGTGCTTGTGATATATTTAGAACATAATCTATAGTTAAATCTATTAAATTATAATCAGAATTAGGTACTATTGTAATATTAGTGACTGTTATTTCAGGTACAAATATAGATATACTATTAGATATACTTTCTACTATTAAATCTGAATTGTCATTTGTTATACCTTCAAATAGGAATCTTTTTAAATTACAACCAAATGTAGGATTCATTACTCGTTCACCCACGTCGGTTAAAAGTAAATTAACTAAATTAGATTTAATTTGTTCTTTAGTAGAATATGTACTTTTAAATACACCAGATGCATTAAAAGGTAAAGCAACCCCAATGGCAATATTTTTCTGTAAATCTAACGGATTTACTCGTATCGTTTGAGGTATTGGCATATTATCCTAAATTTCTTAAACCTGATAGTTCCTGAGGTGTCATGTTAGCTGCTGCATCTGCTATAAATGCTGCAAATGGGTTGTCAGAGTTAGGGTCCACTGCTAATTGGGGTTGAGGTGTTTCGTACCCAAACATAGCTCCCATTTTACTATGTAAAGCAGACTTAGCATCAGCTCCTAATGGAACGTCATTACTAGTAAAGTTGAGTGTACGATTTTCACGTAATGCTTTTTTTTCTTGTCTAGCCATATGCTCTTCAAGAATGTATGGTAACTCTTCATGAATAGCATCTGTTACAGCTTCCTTAATTAATTTTTTAAATGCTTTAATGTTCATAATTATAAATATTTTATCCTTGTAAATTTCGTTGATCGATAATTAATTTTAACTGATCTACTAGATCATTAGGGTCTAAAGTAAATGAATATTCACTTTTTAATACTTCTACACCATCGCGATCAACAGCAACAGCGTAGCGACGTTTATTTCCTTTAACAACAAATGCTTGATTTTGTTCTTCTTTAATTTTAAATTTAAAGCCCTTATACATAGGAAAATCATCAACATTGTTGTATATAGATGATGTAAGATCAGATAATTGCTGATTGTCTAATCCACTTAAATTGATATCTTTTAATCTTAAAACCAATTCATTTAATTTTAAAACTTCATTTTCTAGCGATATTGAAGCTATAGCTAATACTACATTTAAAGCAGATATTAATTTATTTGCTTTTTCAATAGTTTTAACTATTCTAATAATTAAATTAACAGGAATACCAATACCGGGTGGAACCGCTGTTGGTATAGGGATAGCAGATAATACGGTCACAATAGCGTTAAATATTACCAGATATGTATTTATCTGATTTAATGTTTGTTGTAAATTACTTAATTTGCTAATACTACTATTAATTAAAGTAACAGTATTACTTCTTAAGTTAGTAGCAATATTGATAGTTTCGGGGTTATTTGCCTGATCTATGTAAGTATTTACTTGATCTACTAGTTCCTCTAATTTTGCTCTTTGAGATATAATTGAAGAAAGCCTATTTGATATTTGGAGAGCTATAACAGGAGCTAAAGTTTTAGCAGCATTTAACATTACTTTCTTAGTTAAATCTCTTTTAGCTTTAGTTTTAGCTGCTTTTTGTTGTGCTCGTTTTTGTACCCTTAGTGCTTTTCTTTTCTTTTGGTTTTCTTTTATTTTACTGTAAGGGTCAGATAATATATTTTTTAGATCGTTTTGTAATTTAGTTTTTAAAAGACCTAATTCTACTAATTTTAACTGAAATGCTTCGTTCTCTTTAGCAACAGATTCATCATATTGCTCTTTAGTTATTTGATTTTCTTTAAATAATTTATCTAAACGCTTTAATTCAGTATTATGGTCAGACCTTACCTTTATTTCAGTTGCTACTACTTCTTGAATTTGATTTTGTAGATCTTGTGTTTTACCTAAAGCTACTGATATTACTTTTTCTTTTGCTTGGTTTTTTAACTGATCCCCAAAAGTTTTAATAGCAGTAGACGATGATATTGTTTTAAGAATATCAGGAGAAACAACAGAAGATATATTAGATGTATTGGACATTACGCTGTAAAGTTTTGTTGTGATAATATTCCTTCTAAATTATTACTGATCTTTTCTAAATCATTTAACATAGCGTCAGCAGCACTGTTTATATCTAAAGCAGGGGCACCTTCAGGACTACCAACAGTAGTTGAAAGAGTTACACCTAAATTGTATAAACTTTCTAATAAAGCCGATAATAAAGAATAAGTTTTATTACCTAATAATAGGGGTTCAGTTGGTAATTTATTATCCACAGTACCTAAAAATACAGTATTACTATTAACATGAACCCTCTCATCTGCATTTAAATTAATAATGTTTTTGGTATTTAATTCAATGTTATTTTTAGCAAAAATTAGTACATCTTCTTTTTTAGAATTAATTACTATTCTATCGCTATTAAAAATAATTTGTGGATTAAAATATTTTGAAGGTAATATAGGATTAGTGATTGGGTTTAACGGCCCAGTTTTATCTGTTTGTAAAGGTAACTGTTGAGTAGATGTAAGATATATAGAAGATGCATCTTTGTTTATCTGTTCAACATGGTATCGCTCACTTGGATTATAATTAAATCCATTAGTTAATACAGTAATTGGACTATCATCATTACCTACAGAACTCCATTCATTTAGATTATTAAATAACTTTGTTGTAGAGCTAAATCTAATAGCATTACCTTGTCTACCTTGTAATATATAATCACCCTCAAATGGTAATAAAGTTCTTATACTAGGATTTTCAACAAATGTGAGACCCAAACTAGCATTATCATTAGCTGGTTGAGAGTTTTGTTGGTTATTATTCCATAAATTTATTATACTAATATAATATTTCTGAGATGATGTGCTCGTTATTTGAGATGCAGCCGATGGTAAGTCTTCTAAATACACTAATTCACCTAATATTGGGTAATATTGGTATTGTGGGTTTAATGGTTTAGCTATTTTACAGCTGTCAAAAAAAGCATCGTTATTTTCGCCTACAACCTCTTTTGATTGATCATAATCTAAATAAAATATAGTACCGATTCCACTAAATCCTCCAGCTTTATCAAACATAGCTTTAGTAGGAGTATTTTCAGTAGTAACTACTCCATATACTCTACCAACTTGAATTTTCTTAGATGGAGTATAATTATTCTTACCTATAGAAGATATAATAGGGGATAAACCGGTTCTTATAATCATTATTTACTTATTTGTACTACAGGAGCTTGTTCTAATAATTTTTGACCTTGTTCTTGTACTGCTTTTTGTTCCTCTAATAAGGCATTTATTTCATCCATATTAATTAATTCGTTACCCGAACTAGCATTAAGAGTTGCTGCTCGTTGTGCTATTGCTGCCATTTTAATTAGTTGTTCGTTGTTTTTTACATTAACATCAATTAAATCTTTAACAGTAGGCATTAACATTACTGCAGAACCTGGATTGGAAGTAGCCATAGGTTTCATTATATCAATGAATTCACCTATTTGTTTATCAGTATCTTTATTGTTTTTGTGTATTTGTTTAAATACATCTGATAGTGACGTATTCCCGAATAATGTTACGTCGTCAAAATTAGCCATAAATACTATTTATCAATAAATATAAACAATTAAATTTTTATATGTCCATTATTGTAATATTCATTATACAACTGGGAGTATATTACTTTAAGTTTTTTAATAATTTTAGTTATTTGGGGAGTGGAAACATCAGTAATTTCTCTAATATAGATATATAATGCTTTCTTATTAAATATTTCTAATGATTCACGTTTACGAAATAATTCAACAATAGCATCAGCCGTTTGGGCATCTTGTTTTTTAGGAAATAATCTAAATAGATGGATATCTATGTATTTTGTATATTGATCCATGAACCCTAGTTCATTAAATGCATTCTCTATGTTTCTATCATTTTCATAAAGCATCATTTGTTCATCGTCACTTTCATCTACATTAGCTTTTTCTTGAAGCTTTTTATAGTTGTTTTCGTTATAAACAATAAGATATCTTTTAGCTATAGTACCAAAATAAGAGAATGCTTTACCTTTATCAGGTTTATATAAGTGGAGTTTTTCAAGTAAAAAAGTAATTACTTCGTGTTTAAGTTCTTCTATCGTATCCGTATCCGTATAGTAAAATTTGAACGTATGGATTATGTTTTCCGCTAATTTGTAGAAAGCATATTCTATACGTTCATTGTAAATAAAGTTACGTTCAATACTATCATCACAAGCTAAATACTCAACAATAGCGTCTTCAGTATCTTGAGTAAAATAAATACGAGGTTCTTTAGGTTTACGTTTACGTGGTTTACCTCGTTTAGTTAGAGCCAAGGAATCATCCGCAAATATATCGGCTCCATAAGTATCGTAATAAGACATAGTTATTTGTTATTTTAATCCCAATATATGGAAGAAAAATCAGATAACCAAATTACCCTTTAAAGTTATTAAACTCGTTTATTATGTTTTGAATTTCAGCTAAATTGGTAAAGAAAGTACCAACTTCATCATCCGCTTGAAACGCGCCTAATACGTCAAGTTCTTTCAACTTAGCGTCGGAATTAGCAATTATGATACTAATAGCATCAATATATTGTTTTTGTTGAATTACAGCATTTTCTAGAGCTTTATTACGTCTAACAAGTAAAAATACTCCTAAAGCAACTAATTCAATGACGTGAATTATTAAAATCGATACCCACATTGGCTAAATTATTGTATGGAATCATCCTGTTCAAGAGAAATGATTTCACGAGTTTTTTCAATTTGTTCTTTTAATTGTTCAATAGAGTCTAATATTAAATCTTGCTCCATTCCTCTGTTTACTTGAAATTGGATTTTGCTAACATTAGCTTCCAATTGTGTTATTTTGTCTAAAACGTTGTTTTTAAATCTCATAATATATGTTTATATATAAATATACGCTACTTTACGTTCCCTACCATTCACCATTATTCCCACCCTACCGTTCAAACCTACCGTAGGCTAAAAATACGAAGAAAATTTTACATCTCCAAGTCTTTTTTTATTTTTTATATAATTCCTGAAGGATCATTTCTCTCAACTTAGCTTTAGTAAGTTGCTCTTTAATGAAGTCAATTTTAGGAGATTGTTTAGCCACTACTTTTAGAGCCTCAATTTGTCTAGGATCGGTTACAGTTACCTCAAAATAACCTTCTAATTTATTATTTGTTATTTGTTCTGACCCTAAACCAACTCCAGCTTTCTCCATACGATTTAACAAAGCAGCTTTGTCTTCTAGTTTAATTTTATACTGTTTTTCCATATCTATAAATATAATGCTATTTGCGTCTTACACACCCCACCCTTGCATCCGTATATACAAGCGCTTTAAAACTACACTTTATTTTTACCACAAAATATGCGACTTTATCAAAATAATCGTTTAATCCGCTTTAAAATTAGTTTTTTATTATCTTATCCGCCCAAACTACAGTAGAATATTTGTAACCTAAATCCGTAATCACATCCTCAGCTGTGCGAGAATCAATAGAAAACATTTCTCTATGTGTATTAACACGGTATGGTGCAAAATGTTCATGAACTTCTTCCTCCAATAAATCGGAGCGATAACAACTAAATGAAAATACTGGAATCCATGGCGTTGGGACTCCCGTGGCTGCGGATATTTGTCGAGCTCTTTCATCAGGAGTACTAGTTGTCATACCTACTTTAACCATACCCGGTACAGAACGATTAATTAATACGTAAACGTATTCGGTTGCTCGTACAGCACCGGATGCATCTAGTATGGCATTGGCTAAGTATTGTACTTCCTCCCATCTATCACCTAATGGGATACGGGTAAAAGCATCTGCTTTTTTGTGTTTATCATACGATAAATGTATATAGTACTTTGATTCATCGGGCGTAACATATTTCATATGACCTGGATTTATTGATGATTTGGTTTGGGTTCTACAACGCTACCACTAACAATAGCTGCTTCCCATTGTTCTAGTGTTAACCCATATTGTGCTGCTTGAGCTTCACGTTGACATTGTATACTACGTATCATATCTTCTTTCGTCAACAATAAACTATCCTGAATATATTTTTTCATAAACATAAATATAAGTATATACTTTGCTATTACCAAAAAGATGTATAAGAGGTAGCTTTGATGATCTGCCAAAGTGTTTCAAAATGGGCTAAATGGAACTTGCGGGTATATTTGTATATACTGTCGGCCCGTAGAGGTTATGCGTCTGTTGAGAATATGTCACATTTTTTTGGCGGCGCCAACGCCCCGTCGATGGACCGCGGCTGGCGTGGGAGCGCCCTGCTATCATTCCGCTATCGGTCCGCCATCGGCCCGATCCTTCAAAAAAGAAAAAAAGGTAGCCTTTCAGCTACCTTTCTTAAACAATAAATATACCATCAAAAATTCTACTACTTAAACAAACATA